AGACGCTAGACCTGAAAACGTCAGGTTTTTGCAGCACCCGCGCAAGGAAACCCAGTTCTACATTGCCTCGCAATGCGACCCTTGCATATTTGATGCGCTGGACGGTTTTAACGTCGATCTAGTCCACGTTCAGACGGAGGGGGTGTACGAGTACCTAGAAAGCGAGAAAGACCGTCCCGTGCACCTTATGGGCGGCTTTACAACGGTCGGCATATTGGCAATGGTTCTGGCAAAGCTGAAGGGGTATCGTCGCATTTACCTGTTCGGGATGGACTCCAGCTATTCGGACGATAAGCACCACGCTTATAAGCAGGAGTCTAATGACGGCGAGAACGTAATAACGGCGACCATTCACGAGCAAAAGTTTAAAGCGGCTCCTTGGATGTGCCAGCAAGTAAAAGATTTTCAGAACATTGCGCGAGAGTTCGCGCAGGAAGATGTGGTAATCGAGGTCTGCGGTTCTGGTTTATTGTACGCAATGGCGAAAGCCATGACATTCCCCTTAACACAAAGGATTTAAAAAATGGCTATTCCCTCACGAGTTCTTGCTTCAGGTAACTCCCCCCTTTCGACCACGAGCATTTGTGGCGATGGCGCAACCGCTCTCGTTGCTACTGGTTCGACTGCCGCTGATGCGCTGCAACTGTCGGCCTGTTTTAACTCGATTGGTACGGCTGCTGCTAGTACCGGCGTAAAACTTCCACCGACTGAAGCTGGCGCGGTAATGGCTATTTATAACGGCGGCGCTCAAACCCTGACGGTTTATCCGTTTAACACGTCCTCAACAATAAACGCAGGCGCTGCCAGCCTTTCGGTTACGGCAACGACTCGCGTGCTGTTGGTGGCTACTTCTGCAACTACTTGGATTTCCATAGCCGGCGCGTAATGACTATTCCGTCTAGGGTAATGGGCGCAGGGGCTACGTCCCTAATGACCGTTGCCATTTGCGGCGATGGGGTTGATGGATTGGCGGCGGCAGGTTCGACTAGGGCTGATGCGTTGCAATTGACGCGGGTTTATAACTCCGTCGATACCGCAGCCGCAGGGACTGGTGTTTTGCTTCCTCCCACGCAACAGGGGGAGACGATATTTATAGCCAATTCCGGTGCCAATACACTCAAGGTTTATCCTTACGAGGCGGCAACGACAATTAATCAAACCACATCGGCTTCCATTGCCAGTAATTACAGCAGCATATTTTTTGCGGTATCGGCAACAAAGTGGTACAGCTTGAGCGGTACACGAACCTAATCCCCACAGGAGAAGAAAATGCTAGACAGCGACATTGGTAACGGAGATCAGCACTTGCATGTTGAGTTTTACACCTATGAAAAAGACCCGTACAAAGACAAACCATTTGTCCGTATTATTGTTCCTGGCGACAAAACCAATGTAATAGATCAACCTGTCCGTGAGGATCACAAAGCTCGGTTTCCTCGGCAATGGTTGCACTTTCAGATGAAGTCCGATAACGGGCAAGTGATAGGGACTAGCCTCCCGGACTGGAACAAAGACCAGCCGGAGGAGTTCACCGATTACCAAATGGCAGAGTTGCAGATTCTCAAGTTTCAGACCGTTGAGCAAGTGGCGACCGCCTCGGATGGGCAATTGCAACGCGTGGGGATGGGCGCTACGGGCTTGCGGGATAAGGCGCGGGCTTACCTGTTGAGCAAGAACCAGACGGAAAGCTCCACGGAATTGGCAAAAACAAGAACTGAATTGGATGAATTGAAGGCGCAAATGGCCGAACTGTTGAGCGAAAAACGTAAGGCAGGCAGACCCAAAAAAGAGGCGTAATTATGTCGAGTTCGGTGCTTCAGTTGGTGCAGCAGGTAACAAATGAGCTAGGCGTCTCCACCCCTAGCTCTGTGGTTGGCAACACGAATCAGGACGTAATTCAGATTCTTGCCCTGATGAATGCCTGCGGTTACGAGTTGCTGCGTAAGTTTGACTGGCGCGAGATGACTAAACAGAAGTTGTTTAGCACCGAGTTCCTGACAACGACTGGAACATGGACTACGGCGGCGAGGACGATTACTGGCATTCCTACAACCGCAGGACTTGATACGACTTATCAAGTAACTGGTACGGGCATTAACCAAAACACGTTTATAAGCTCGGTTGATTCTGCAACGCAGGTTACGGTAAACCAAGACTTTGCGGCGGCTGGTACGGGTGCTGCGGCGTACTTCCAGAAGATGAAGTATGACTTGCCTAGCGATTATGAAAGCCTCGTGCCTCGTACTATGTGGGACAAATCAAAGCATTGGGAAATGCTTGGGCCAGAGGACGCGCAGCAATGGGAATGGCTATTGTCGGGTTATATCTCTACCGGCCCGCGCGTCCGTTGGCGTTTGCTTGGCGCGTACTTTCAGATATGGCCTGGCTTCTCTAACGCTGAATTACTAGGTTATGAGTACCGTTCTAACGGGTGGGCGGCAAGCTCTACAGGGACTGTAAAGACTAGCTTTACGGCAGATAGCGACACTTGTATTTATCCTTCCCGTTTAATGGTGCTGTTCACAAAGTTAAAATACTTTGAGGGCAAAGGCTTTGATACCACCGCAATGTACCGAAATTATGCTTCTGAACTTGAGGCGGCTATGGCGTTGGATATGTCCTCGGCAAACCTAAGTTTTGCGCCGCGTCCTGGTACAGTTTTAATCGGGTACGATAACATTCCCGATTCCGGTTACGGGGCAAACTAGTGGCCCGTCCCCTCGTTCAGCGCAACGCGGCAAGGGTTGCCTCTATTCCCGCCCCCGTGGGGGGGTGGAATGCGCGGGACTCCATAGCAAATATGGAGCCAATCGATGCGGTTCGTCTAACCAACTTTTTTCCCTCCGTTAGCAATATCGTATTGCGCGGCGGTTATAAAAACTGGGTTACCGGCATTTCTGGGCAAGTCGAAACGCTTGTTAATTATTCAACGGGAACCGTAGAGAAACTGTTTGCTTGGGCTATAGGCTCGGTATATGACGTAACTACACAGGGCGCTGTAGGGGCGGCTGTTAAGACGGGGCTTAGTAACGCACGCTGGGAGCATATAAACGTCACCACCGCTGCGGGAAGCTACTTGTATTGCGTGAACGGGGTGGATGCTCCGCTGCTTTACAATAATTCGACGTGGGAAAGCATTACGGCTATTTCCGCGATACCAATTACGGGCGTCACGACTACGACATTAAGCAACATTTCGTTGTTTAAAAACCGCGTCTGGTTTATCCAAAAAGACACGTTAAAAGCATGGTATTTACCAACGGGCGCGGTGGGCGGGGCGGCGCAGGTGCTGGATATGAGTCAAATTGCCAAGTACGGCGGCTCGTTGGTGGACTTCGATACATGGACGCTCGATGCGGGTTATGGCGCAGATGATAACCTCGTATTTGTCACCTCTAACGGCGAGGTTATAGTTTGGCGCGGCACAGACCCATCGAGCGAGGCAACTTGGGCGCTGGCTGGCGTATGGCGGCTCGGCGCTCCTATCGGTAACCGTTGCATGTTGAAGTATTCCGGCGACTTGTTGCTGATTACTTATGACGGTCTTGTGCCTTTGGCCTCCGCTTTGCAAAGCTCAAGGCTAGACCCTCGCGTTGCGTTAAGCAATAAAATACAAGGCGCAATTACAGCGGCAACCACCGCTTATGGTTCTAATTTTGGCTGGGAAATACTGTATTCCTCTAAAAATAATGCTTTGTGGATAAATATACCTGTCTCGGTTGGACGCCAAGAGCAGTGGGTAATGAACAACATCACAAAAAGCTGGTGTAACTTTACCGGCTGGGCGGCTAATTGCTGGGAAACATTTAATGATGATCCGTATTTTGGCGGGAATGGCGTTGTTTGCAAGGCGTGGGATTCGACCTACATAGATGATGTAAGCAATATCCAGACAAATGTGCTGCAAGCCTTTAATTACTACGAGTCGCGTGGCGTTAAAAAATACTTTACCCGCGCCAGGCCAAGCATTTTTACGGACGGAGTGCCTGCTGTTTTTGTCGGTATGAATACGGATTTTAATACCGCCGATACAACCGCCAGTTTGTCGTTTAGTCCTACTCCCGTAGGTCTTTGGGGTTCTGGTATTTGGGGGACTTCTTTGTGGGGTTCGGGGCTACAGATCACAAATAACTGGCAAGGGATAACGGGATTAGGGTACTGCGGAGGCATACAGCTTAAAAGCAGCTCTAGAGGGTTACAAATAGAGTGGGCGGCAACGGACGTTGTTTATCAAGTCGGCTGGGCGGGGATATGAGAATAATCACCGAACCAAAAGAAACCATTGGGCGTTACGTTGCCAGCAAACTGGATTCAGGCGGCAAGTGGACGGATTTTGTAGCTTTTGGGCTTGTGAATAATGACGAGGAATTGATGGCGGGCGTTGGTTTTAACGGTTACACGCCTCCGGCGATTTGTATGCACATTGCGGCAGAGAAAAGGACGCCGACTTTTATTGCCGTGATAATGGATTACGCTTTTAGGCAGTTAGAGTGCAAACGGGTAACGGGTGTTATTGACCGGAAAAACAGAGCTTCGCGGCGTTTTGCGCTACACCTCGGGGCAAAGCTAGAGGGCGTGATGCGCGATGCTACGCCGAGGGGCGATACTTGCATTTATGGGCTGTTGCGTAAGGATGCCGAGCGGTGGCTTGCGCCTAGATATAAACAACGAATGGAGCAATAACATGGGTGGAATGTTCGATAAAGGAAGTGCGCCGCAAGCACCGGCAACACCCGATTACACGGGGGCGGCAGTAGCACAGGGCGCTGCAAACGTGGATGCTGCCCGCGTTGCCGGGCGCATGAATAATCCTAACATCGTTGGGCCTTTAGGCGGGCAGACGGTAAGCTGGAACGGCGACCAACCTACGGTAACCCAAACCATAACACCTACCGCACAAGCGACGCTTGAGGCGCAGCAGCGCGTTCAAGGGGCATTGGCTAACCTCGGCGAGCGTGGCGCGGCTACTGCAAGCGGTGTTCTAGGTACTGCTTTTAACCCTACCGGCGGGCCGCTACAAACCAGGCTCAACACCTCGGGCGTGGCCGCTATGCCTGTTAATGCTGGCACTACGGGGCAAGAGGCTATTATGGCTCGGCTGCAACCGCAGATTGAGCGCATGGATGCACAAACCCGCACTCGTTTGGCCAATCAAGGGCTAGTGCCTGGAGGCGAAGCGTACCAAAATGCAATGCTGGACGTGAACCAGCAGAAAAACGACATGATGTCACAAGCCGCTTTGCAGGGTTTGAATCTTGACATAGGCGCAAACGCTCAAGGTTTTAATCAGGCCACCTCGCAAATGGGAGGCGAAAACGCGGCGCAACAAGCCGAATTACAGCGGCAGCTTGCTTTGCGGCAACAACCGTTGAACGAGATAACCGGCCTGATGTCCGGCAGTCAGATTCAAATGCCGCAGTTTCAAGGTTATCAGGGGCAGCAAGTCGCCCCGGCTCCCATTATGCAAGGCGCTCAAGCTCAAGGGCAATCTGCAATGCAAAGTTACGGCATTCAATCTGCAAATCAAAACGCACAAAATGCGGGGCTTTATGGTCTTGCTGGCGCGGGATTGCAAGCTGGCGCGTTATATGGCAGCGGCGGGTTATCTGCGGCTCAAGGCATGGCGGCATTTTCAGATCGACGTTTAAAATCAAACATTGAACGCATTGGAACGCACCCGCTAGGAATTGGAATTTATAAGTACGATATATTTGGCGAACATCAAATAGGCGTAATGGCAGATGAAGTTAAACAAGTAATGCCAGAGGCAATTATTAACCATCCAAGTGGTTACATGATGGTTGATTACGGGATGCTGGCATGAACCAATACCACAACTTTAACCCTGACGAAAAGCGCAAAGCTCTTGCGGCTTTACTGCAAAATTCAGAACAAATGCCGCAGGACGCTTTTAAGATGCCGGGAACGCCTGCCAGTGGCGGGGGCGCAATGGGAATGGGGTTAATGGACATGGCTAAAATGATGAAAAAGAAAGATTCATTTTCGCAAACCCCAACATTAGAAGCACAGACCTCCCCCGTTGGCAACGCGGATTACCTAAATAGCGGTTACTCTCCGGGATAAATCATGGCAAATACCACGGTCGATTTTAACGTCCCGAGTCCGTACCAAACGGAGCAGCGGCGTATTGAGCAACAGCAAAAGATGGCCGAAATGCTGCAAGCTCAATCAATGCAGCCTTCGGAACGCTTTAGCTATAACGGCATTGAGGCGCGTGTACCCGCCTCGGCGGGGCTGGCTAAAATGCTGCAAGGTTTTACTAGCATTATGGCGCAACAAAAGGGAGCGGAAGAACAAAAAGCGTTGGGTGAGAAGTATCGCGGCGAACAGTCTGCCGACTTCACTAACCTTGCAAAAATGCTTTCTGCTCCTGCTGTTGTTGGTGCTGCTGCCGTACCAGAAAGAGCCGCGCAACCGCCGACTACAATGGTTGATGACGAAGGTAACCCAATGCCAGGCGTATCGGCTACTGCTGCCATGCCTGCCGTTACAGCTCGACGCGCTGGACAAATAGACCCTGAAATGATTGGTCAGTTTAAAACGCCAGAAGCGCAGCAAATGGCAATGGCGCAATTGTTGTCGCAGATTGGGCCTAAAGCTCCGATTAAACTATCGGCAGGTGAATCGTTAATTCATCCGACAACATTTGCACCTGTTTATACCGCGCCAGAAAAACAAGAATTTGGCACAACGCCACATTACGAAACAAAAGACGGTAAAACCTTTGCTGTTTATTCTGATAAATCAGGCAATCGTAAAATGGTTGAGGCTTCTCCACAAAACCAATTTACAACTGGAACCGTTGACGCTGCGCTAAAACGCGATATGGATATGTATCAGTTTGGCAATTTGTCGGCAGATCAACGCGCATCACTTGGAATCAGACTGACGCAGGCTGGCATAGATGTGGCTAAACTTGGTTATGAAACTGGTTTGAGTCCTACGCCGATATCGGGACTGCCAGCAAACGCACCGGCTCCTAACTTTGGTGTACAAACGCGCCCACAAGCAATGCCTAGCCAGCCGGTTGCGCCCGTTTCTGCACAAGCTATGCCGCAAGGTGTACCTCGTCCTGCTATGCCGCAAGGTATGCCTCGTGCTGCTATGCCTCAAACCGCACCGCAAGCACCTGCTCAGGCAGGAGAGGCGCAACCGCTAATCAATACGGTCACGCCGAAAGAACGGCAGGTTTTAATGGTTGCACAACCGCAACAAAACGTATCCGCGCAATCTGCTTTGCAAAATATGGAGCGGTTAACTAATGTAGCAAATGAATTAAAAAATCATCCTGGTTTGCCTGATATTGTTGGTAAAGGAAATCAGTACAGCATTTTTGATATGAGGGATAACGCAGTAAATGCGCGAGCTTTGCAAAGTACGTTAGTAAAACAATCTGCGGTTAATGCTTTGCAAGCAATGCGCGATGCCTCTAAAACTGGCGGTGCGGTTGGTGGGGTAACTGAAAAAGAATGGCCTATTCTTGAGCAGCAATTGGCCGCACTTGATGGCGCGCAAACACCGGCTGCATATAGGGCGGCTTTAACTAACTTAAATAACCAGTTATCGTCTAGCTCAAATCGAGTAAAAAATGCTTACGAACAAACGTATGGCAAATTGAAATATGAGCCTACACCGTATCAGCAACAAGGACAAACATCGTCAGGACAAATAGCACCTGCTGGAGCCGTTAGGAGAATCAGGTAATGGCAACCTTTGAAGTTGATGTAGGCAACGCCACATACCAAGTTGACGCGCCAGATGAAAAAACGGCGCGGAAAATGGCAAGTGATGTTCACAAAGCCGCGCCGCAAGAATCCCCTGCCATGCAAGCCGGTAGGAAAGCAGATTTTACGGTTGGCGGCGTACCCGTAGGCTCAAGCGTGCAAGGCGCTATAAACGCTTTACAAGGGCCAACGATGGGGTTTCTTGACGAGTTGGTGGGTGCTGCTGCGGCTCCTTTTGGCAAGTACAAAGAAGCGCGAGATTATGTCCGTGGTGCTACGCAACAATTTAGGCAAGAATACCCAATAACCGGCGCTTTAACTTCTGCGGCTGCATCGGCTCCGATGATGTTAATTGGCGGCGCTCCTGTAGCTGCGGCCAAAGGCGTTATTGCACCGGCTGCAACCACGGCAGGTCGGCTGTTGACCGCTGGCAAAGTTGGCGCTATTCAAGGCGGCGTTTCTGGCGCTGGCGAGTCTACCGCAGAGGATATAAGTGGTGTTGCGGCTGATGCGGCAAAACACGCGGCGCAAGGCGGTGCTTTAGGTGTTGCTGGTCAGGGCATATTAGGCGCGGTTGGGGCGGTTGGCGGTAATGTCTTGCAACGGGCAAGCCAAACTTCGGCGGCTGATTATGCGCGTACCAAATTGGCTGAAGCATTATCGCGAAGTAGCGGCGGCATACCTGTTCGTCCTGGCGGTGCTGCCAGTCCTTCACGCGCTGCGGATATTCAGTTTCTTGGGCCTGAAGCTACGATTGCAGATGTATCAGGGCAGGCTGGAAAACGATTGCTTGATATGTTGGCTACTTTGCCGGGAAAAACTAAAGATTTAACCGAACAATTGATTCGCGGTCGGCAAACTGGCAGGACAGAACGAATTATGACTGCCGCTGACGAAGCATTAGGAACGCAAGGTAAAGGGTTTGTATCGTCATTAAATGCTTTGGAAGCAACACAAAAGGCAGCACAAGCACCTTTTAGAGCGCAATTGGAAGGGTTATCTGTTCGCGCTGATGATGATCTGATGAAGATTCTTAACCGCGAACCTGCTGCATTTAAAGCGGCGGCTGATCTAGCACGTCGAGAGGGTGAAATAGCCATTGACCTATCTAAATTAAAAGCGGGTGATGATATTCCGTTTGATGCGTTGGATACGGTTAAAAAAGCACTTTGGACTATTGCTGAGAAAGAAAAGGTAAATTTTGCGCCAACAGCCGAAAGTCGCGCTGTTAATGGAATCCGCGTTGCTTTAACTAACAAGATGGATCAGCTTTCTCCTAAAGATGCTGGAGGATCAATTTATAAACAAGCGCGGGATGCGTTTGCAGGGCCAGCGGAATTGCGTTCTGCTATAGAAACTGGTCGCGGCGCAATGAAAACCGATGCCATAGGCGTTGGTGAGTTAATGAAAAGTATGAGTGCAAGCGAATTAGAAGCGTTCAGAATAGGCGCTTTACAATCATTGCGCGATAAAGTTGGAACTGAATCAGGGCAAACGTCTTTGCTAAATATGTGGAAAAACACAGGAACTAGCGATAAATTAAAAGAAATATTTGGCAATGATTACAAAAAGTTTGTTTCTGGCATTGCAAAAGAAGCAAAACTAAAAGAATTAGAAACGGTTGGTAGAGGATCGCAAAGCGCAGAACGGTTACTTGGCGCAGAAGATTTAAGTTTAATGCCTGCTGTTGGTCAAGCGGTTGCTGGAGCTGTACAAGGTAATCCGTTGCCAGCAATGGGTGCAATTCCTAAAATTTGGAATCAAGTCCAAACGCCTGAAGTTACAAGAAACGCACTTGCTGATCTTTTGTTGCAACGTGGGCCAGAAGCACAAAAAACGCTGCGTGATTTGCCTGAATTTATGCGGAAATTTAACGAAGCACAAGCCAGAAACGCGGCATTGACTAACGCTTTGGCTCAACAGCCAGCAAGAAACGAAAGGTAAAGCGATGAGTTATGACGGCAGCGGGACGTTTAATATAAACAGTGCTGGTCAGCCGGTCGTTAGCGGCACGGTCATCACGGATACCGCGTTTAATTTGCTAACTGCGGATTTGGCTACAGGGCTATCAACGGCGCTTACGAAAGATGGGCAGACCACGCCAACGGCTAATATCCCGATGGGTACGTTTAAGCTAACCAATCTCGGCGCAGGTACGGCGGTAGCCGATGCGGTTAGGTTAAGCCAGTTGCAGAATTTTGGCACGACGACTTTAGTAACGATTTCAGGTACAAATACCATCACGGGAACCGTGTCGCCAAGTCTTACGGCGTATGTGGCGGGGCAAGTATTCTCCTTCATCGTTTCCGTTACCAATACTGGCCCAGCAACTCTAAGCATTGACGGGTTGGGTGCAAAAGCGATCACGAAAACGGGAACAATCGCGCTAGAGGCTGGGGATATGGTTTCTGGGCAGGTAATCCTTGTCCAGTACGATGGCACGCAGTTTCAAATAATTAGTGGCGCTGGTGGCGGCGCTAAAGCTGGCGGGGTTATTTATGAAAACTCCCTCACTGTTACGGCTGATTACACGCTGACGACTGCTAAAAACGGCCATAGCGTTGGCCCGATTACGATTAACGGAGGTGTTACGGTGACTATTCCAAGCGGTCAAAGGTGGGTGATAGCATGAGTGGACTTATTATTTCAGGCGACACCAGCGGTTCAGTCACGTTGCAGGCTCCTGCCGTATCTGGCAGTTCCGTGCTTACGTTGCCGGTGGCTACAGACACGCTGGTCGGTAAGGCGACTACGGATACGCTGACGAACAAGACCATCAGTGCGGCGAGTAACACGTTCAACATGACGCCAATTACGAATAGCCTTGGCGCGGATGTGGCGCTCAACAACACGGGCACGTACTTTGATGGCCCAAGTGTGGCGCAGGGGACGAGTGGGACGTGGTTTGTTAGCGGAACTGTAACCTGTTGGGACACTTCGGCTGCTGCTCGATTCAACTGCAAGTTATGGGATGGAACCACAGTCATAGCTAGTGCGGGTTGCGTATCCCACGCTGGTTCTAATGAAGTAAGTATTACTCTATCCGGGTACATAGTCGGGCCGGTGGGTAATTTGCGCATTTCAGTAAAAGACTCCACCGCGACTTCGGGTGCTATTCTGTTCAACCAGAGTGGTAATTCCAAAGACAGCACCATCACCGCCATAAGGATTGGATAAGCCATGAGCCTCATTCTCGACGGCAGCACAGGCGCAACGGGCGTCCTCGCCGGTACTTTCAGTGCAAGCGCAATTGCCGCAGTAATGCCCAAGCTGCTTTCCGGCCTGACCTACCCCAACAACGGTTCTGACGCAACCAACGACATTGACATTGCTGCGGGTGGCTGCACAGATTCCACCTACGCGGATGTTATCGCTATATCAGCAATTACCAAGCAGTCAGACGTCGCTTGGGCTGTCGGCACGAATCAGGGCGGTCTTGATACCGGCGCGGTCGGTAATTCGGACTACTACATTTGGGCGATTAAGCGGGTTGATACCGGTGTGACGGACATTCTTTATTCTCTCTCGTCCACCGCCCCGACGATGCCTGCCAACTACACGCTGAAGCGGCTTGTTGGATGGTTCAAGCGGGTGGGCGGCACCATCGTGGCAGTCCACACTTACGAAACAGAAGGCGGCGGTGTAGAACTGCTGTGGGATTCCCCGACCCTTGATGTGAACTTAGCGAACACGCTCACTACATCAAGGCGAACCGATGCGGTAAAAGTGCCGCTAAATTTTTCGGTTATTGCCAATCTGAACACAGAAATTTTTGACGCAAGCACCGCGAACACCGCATACATTTACTGCCCTGACTTAACTGATATTGCGCCAGCGGCGACCGCAACGCCTCTGGCGACTTTAGGACAAGCGGCAGCAGGGGTGCGCTGGATTGCCAATATTCGCATTCGCACCAGTTCGGCAGGGCTTATCGCAGCGCGATCTGACCTTGCTACGGTTGACTTTTACGGTGTGGTAACGCTTGGCTTTAATTGGGCAAGGAGAAACTAATGAGTTCTATTGCGAGCGGCACTACCACTGGCACCGGCCTCGTCCACACCAGTGACACCACGGGCAACCTCGTACTCAAGACGGGTGCGAGCGCGACGACGGCGATGACTATTTCTGGTACTGACCAGAGCGTGAGCGGCGCAGCCTTCTCGTCAATCAACAGCGGTCAGATTGCCGGTTTCCGCAACCGCATCATCAACGGCGCTATGGGCATCGACCAGCGCAACGCGGGGGCTTCGCAGACCTTCACGGCTGCGGCGGCGCTGGCGTATTGCGTGGACAGGTTCTACGGCTATTGCACTGGCGCGAACGTCACTGGTGCGCGTGTCGCTGGTTCGGGGGTTGACCGCTATCGCTACCAGTTCACGGGGGCGGCGAGCGTCACCACTATCGGCTTCGCGCAGCGCATCGAAGCTGACAACTGCTACGACCTGAACGGCACAACGGC